ATCAATATAGCTATTATCTATACTGTTTTTTTCAGCTTTTAACTTTTTGTTTTCTTCTGCAACACGCTTTGCGTATTTAAAAGAAGCTTCTTCTCGTCTTTCAGTCTCACGAAGTTTTCCTGTAAGTTTAGCTATTCTAGTTTTAACTTTATCACTATAATCTTCTAACTCACCTTCTTTGGCTTGTGGTTCTTGTATCTCTACTTCAGGCTTATCATCTTGTTTTACTTCAACATCAACGTTATCACCTTCTGTAGGAACATTAACTACAGGCTCTTCAACTGTCGTATTTATTGCTTGTTCAGGCATGGTTCCTCCATGTTAATATAAATGCAGTATATCCTCAGGATTACTGATTGTTGCTAAAATTTCGTCATCATTTAAAATACGAATTTCTCCACCTTCAATTTGAAGACGAGAACCTGCGTATCTACCAAAGATAACCCAGTCTTTCTCTTTACACCACGGACCTTCCGGGAATCTGTTTAAATCTTTATAAGCATCAGGACCTACTGCTAATACATAACCACATGTAGTAGTCACTGATTGCATTTCTACTGTTTGATCTGATAAAATAATACCACCTTTAGATTTACCTGTACCTTTGTAAGGTAATATAATTATTCTCCAACCTGTTGGTTTAGGTAGCTTATCTTTTATATTTTCGGGATCTAATTGTTTTTGTTTGACTTCTTCAGTCGCACCTTTATCAAAGTTTAAAACTCTGTCAGGTATCTTTGTGCTCTTCGACATTTATTCTCCTTTTTTGCAAGAAATCTTGTGTTTCTTGTTCAATATAATCTAATGACTTTAATTGTCCTATTAGATTACTATAAGTATTATAGTCTTGAGCACCACCTGTCAAGATAACTTCACTGATATCTTGTCTCTTATTTCTAATGGTTTTATTTATAAATTCTAATAATTCTATTGGATCCATATGTTACTTTTTAAATAATTTTGCAGCTCCTTGTGCACCTTTTATTCCAAAACTTGCACTTATAGCAATGTACAATAAATTGTGGTAATACGATGGTAAATCCTGTAAGGCAACAAAGCCTTTATGAATGTGTTCTTGCCAAGGTGTGAATACTAGCACGGCAGGTAAAAGTAGCACCACTAAACTTACCTCGTCTTTCCACGACCCTTTCATTTGATCTACAGCCGAAGCTTCCCATGCTACTTTACCAGCGATCTGATCTTGTTTTAATTTAGTCGCTGCTTTAACTTCTGTTACTTTTAATTCTGCTTTTGCCTTCTTCGTATCAACGAAACCCTTGACGCCGTCAGCAACGACGCCAAGTAAAGGTTTAGCTAAGAGTTGCCAGACCATAGGTCTATGCTCCTCCTCCAAACTGGCTAAGTATAATCAGTACAATAATAGCTACTATACCGGCTTTTATCCAGTCCTTCATTTTCCAATCGGACCATTCTTTTAAATGTTCCCATAAGTCTTTTACTAAGTTCATGTTTCCTCCTAGTGTTCAGTCAAGTCAAAATCTGCTTCGAACTCGACCACTTTTATTGGATCTAAAACTTCCTCAAGTTTTTGTAATGCATCTTTTACATCATGTTCGCAATTTAAGCAACCACAATGGCATTTACCGCCATTACCATGGTGACATTCATGTTCACAATGCCTACAAAGAGCCATTAATGAATTGTCTCCTTCTTATATTCGTGGTTCTCTAAATCTTGTGCAAATGCATAAAACATTTCTGAGGTTTGTTCTGGTCCCAATATATCCAGATAAATTGATTTTGCTACAACCAGTAATGATGCACTAAGAGCCATTGGATCTTGTGTATGCTGGTCTGCAAAATCAAATACTTTATCTAAAATCTGATTTGGTTTATTTTTTGCGTTTTTTAACAACTTTTTTCTTTTTTTTAACAATATAGCCTCCATCTTTTGCGTAAGTAGATACCCTAGTTCCGCCAAGAGCTTTTCTTATTTGTCCAGAATCATCGACTTTAAAGTCTTTTTTCTTATATTTTTTAGCTAATAACTTTGCTATTCTTTTACTAACTGCCACTACGCCCCCTTTGACCTGCTAAAGTTACTTCTGCTCTAAGATCTGCTTGATCTTCTTGGCTTTGTAGCTTTTCTTTGTCCATATCATCCTTTTGTTGTAGTTTTTGACCTTCAAAGTTAAGTTTTTCTACATCTAACTCAAGTTTTTTATCAGCGTTTTCTTTATTTTGCTGCATTTCTTGTGCACGAAGCGTTAATTCTTGTTGTTTTAGGTCAATAAGTGGATCAGAGTCTTTTTTACCAAGGTATTCTTGCTCTTCTGCCACTAAAGCTTCTGTCATTTCTACAATCTTCTCTGCAATTTCGTTTTCATTTTGAGTTTGAAACTGTTGCATTAGTTCTGGTGGTACTTGTCCACCAAATTGTGCTGCTTGTTCTTGCATTGCTTCTGCATTTTTAGCAGTTATCTCTTCTCTTGCCATCATCGCAATGTGTTCAGAGATATGTCCTTGCAATATACCCATGGTTGGTGGGTTATTTGCTACTAAAAATGAACTCATAAACGCTTGGTGTGCATCTATGTGCGCTGCATGGTTCTGTCCTTGAAATGCTTGTAGCTTCATCATCTGTAATGACTTAGAATTTTCCATTCCGGGATCTTCTGGTTGTGGTTGTTGAGGAGGAGGAAGTAACATATCAATATCTCTTACACCAAGTGCTTCATACATACGTCTATACGCTTCATGCATGTTATGCATTTGTGGATTAGACGAAGCCATTTGCATTTGTGTTTGCGCTAGAGTAACGCGCTGAGCCATAGAGAAAATATTCGGATCAGAAACAGGTAGTATGTCAACCCGTTCATCAAAATCTTGTTGTTTAATAACACGATTACCACCACGAACAGCATAAGGGTACTCAGCCGGTAAGCTTTCTGCAAAGACTCTTGATAATAATTTAAATTCAACTTTTTGTGCGTAATGTAATCGTTTATGAATAGCGTTCATCACTTTCGTGCCGCGTTCCATGATTGCCATTGTTGTGCCTACAGGATTTGCTTGTGAGCCTTCGCCCATTTTGTTATCAGCAATAGCAGCAAACTTTCTGCCTGCATCAACAACAAAGCCTAGTAGTTGAAAAAGAGTTCCACTTGGTTCTTTGTAAGGTATTAACATCAAGGATTCGCGGATCGCGCCTCCCGGTGCATCTACATCCCGGAACTCTCCGGGTTGGAGCGGTTGATCATCGTCTCGAACACGCAGCCCTCTTGCTTTAAAGCCAGCAGGGAGGTTGGACAACGTACCTGCATCAATGAGTTGACGGAGTGCTGACGTAGCAGTTCTGGAGAGACCGCCGAGCATGTGGATAAGACCAAAGCCATAAAAGCCAAGGCCGGGTAAAAACTTATAGTGAACAAAGTATTGTATCTTTTTACGAAGGGGATCGTCTTCTCTGTAGTTTCGGTATATGGCCAAAACTTCTCCCGATCCTTCGTCAACAGTAACAACATAAGGCAACTTAATACCAGTAGGTTCTCCTGTTTGCGAGTTCTTATCTTCGAAACCGGGTATGTCCAAATCGCAATGAAACTCTAAGAGTACTATGTCCTCTGCGTTTTGCGGAGTAGAAATACCATCAAGTTCATCATACTTTTCTTGTGCATCGTTTTTATCAACTTGTGACATTGTCACATCAATATCACGATACATTCCACTAACTTGTTTCTTACGTAATTCATTACCCATTGTTTTAACAACATGTGTAACACGTTCACAAGATTCCATATCCGTTGAAACATATGGCATCACCACATCTTCTGCTGGTACAAATTTTGATACTGCTCTTCCTCTTACACCGTCATAGTAAACTTTTTTAAAGGCACTACCCGCTAGTGGTAAATGAAAAAGCATTTGATCAAGTTCTTGATCATACTCTTCCATCTCATAACTAATTTGATAGTTCATGAACTCTTTCACACGTTGTGATTGTTGTTCAATTGCTGGTGTTATCTCACCCACTATCTGTGTGCGGATAGGACCTTCGGGAGGGAGTAACTCTTTATAAGCTTGCGCTTGAAACTGTGTAACTGTCTCTGCTAGTAACGGGTGTGTAACACCTGTTGCACCAGCAAAAGGCTTTGATCTATCTTCGTATTTAAATCCTAGTAAGTCTAAGCCATCAGTATATGTTTTTAACCAATCTGCTCTTGCATCTTTATCATATTCGTAATCACTCATCAGACTTCCTGCAAGTGATTCTAATTCATCTGTTGGTATTAGTTCTGCTAAGTTAGCATTGAAGGCACCTTCCATAGATGTGTCTTCCATTGGATTGACGATTGCTGATCCGTCGTCCAAGATCATCGCATCACCTTCCATCATTGGTGCAGATATTTCTTGTGCTGAATCTGGAACTATCTCTAGATCAATCTCTTCGTTTACTTTTTCTATAGCCATTATACTCCTACAGGTCTTGTTATATCATTAATATTCATTATGCCACCTTTTGCTGCCATCTCTGGTTTTGCATCCATCATATCCATACCTTGTTCTAAAAGATCCATAGGTATAAAATCTACAGATGTAGGAATAGCATTTAATATCATCAAAGCTCTACTAGCAATTTTTCTTACAATAGG